AGAACCGCCCACTTGGTCTTCTCGTCTCGCGCCTCATACCCATACTTGGACATGATGCCACGCAGATATTGCCGAGTACACTGGTGATTCATGTCTCCTGTACCGCGAACGAGTGGAAATACAGGGAGCGTCTTTCCGTTGATTTGCACGGCTCCATTCGCATACTTCTGGTACGGATGTGTCGTCTGACGCATCGTCGCCATGTAGATGACTCCCTCGTGGAGTGTTGTCATACAGAGAGATGAAGATACCCCCATCGCCTTCTGAGCATGCTTGACGAGCGCCTCATCTGCGGATGCAAACTTCTCCGCAAGACCCTTTCGAAACTCGGTCGCGAGAGCTGCTGTACCACTCATGACACGCTTCGTCTGTGCCTCAAGTACCTCCGCAAACTCACTCGGAAGAAGCCTCTTGTACGAATTGATGAAACACTCCCCCATCGTATCGTTCATGCCCTCCTTTTCCACATAATCCGCTAATGCCGAACAGAGCGGTCGAATGATGGTACTGAAGTCGGGATGCGTCTTGACCCAATCGTAAAACTCCGGTTCACGTGTTCGAAGAAACATCTCGTTTCCAAACCGTACATGCGTAATCGGAACCGGTGCATTCTCAAAGAGAACATCTCCTGTAGGAACCGCCTTCGTGATCGTCTTGAATCGAGTTATACGCTTCGTGTTTCCACATGCGTTGTACATATCACTTCCGACAACCGCTTCGGAAGCATACGGCGTGCTCGATACATCTACGGTAAGAATGACAAACTGATGAAGTGGGAAAGTGGACATGAAGAGATCCAAACTCTTCTTGAATGCGTTCTTGACAGATGACTTGTCGGATGAACCATCAAACAACTCTCCATCCCCGACGATGAAGATCATACGACGCACATCGTCCTTCGGATTCATCCAGTCCGTCAGTAGCTTTCCTCCCTTCTTGTACTCCTCGATCACACCGTTGAATGCATGGTGAGGACACGTAAGATTGTATCGATCTGCATAGGCAATCGCCTCACCTACGAAGGACTCTACCGGAGAAGCCGTCATGTAGGTAGAATAATCCAACATGTATCCCGTCGGAAGCTTCAAGTTCGGAGAACCGAAGAAGACGACCTTGAATCCGCTTACTTGATTGGCCTTGAGCTCCTCGAACATGCCCGATGCCATCTTGTGAAGAACATGCTTGCCGTCGAACATGTTGGTTATGGTACTTCCGCTCACGTCGAAGAAGACAAGCGCCTGAGCGCGGCCCGTCGAGGTAATCGATTCAAAGAGAGCCATCTGGTATGCGGTGAATTGTAATGTGATGACATATCAATTTTATATATTTTATACACATGTCCCTTTGATGTAGTCCTTGACAGAAAACCCGCACATACTTAAAAATCGGAACATTAAGTTCGTATGATTCCGTCCTGCATAAACAATCATATGTTTCATGTTCCCTTTTACAATTCGGGCACATGTATAAAAATCCATGACACGTCTTGATTGAACAATCACACAGTTTTCCCATTTACCTTTTGCGTGGACTTGATTTTTAAACGTTTCAATAAAAAACATAAGGGCAAATTCAATAAAATGTGGATGTTTTTGATTCGCCTTTTCCATTTCTTTCATGACAATCGGATTTTCCGTCAATAGTTTAATGATATCCTTTTGGGTGGTTATTTCGGCGACAATTTCTGGATGTTCTTTCCATTTATCCGTAAACATGTGTTCATAATAGTTCTCTGAACCAAGCAGTTGAAGCCATTTAGGAAGTACTTTACCGTTGATTTGAGTAGGATCCGTCCAATGAACTCTGGCCGAACAATTTCTCGTTGTCATACACGGTACCAAAAACTCCCGTACTCTACTCATTTGAGAATTTTTAAGTGCACTGGATAACTCAAAGTTGGTTCCATATTCTAAATACTCAATCATGATGTCCATCATGACTGGATTCGATTTCATGTTTTCTTTCAGGAGAGCCTTGAACATTTCCAAAATGGAAGTACATTTGGTATTCTTATAGGGTTGATGAGTTTCCCCAATAAAAAATATATGACGATCTCCGTTTCGCAACCATGCTTTTTCCAAAACACCCGCTAAATGATTGTCGAGAATATGTTTTTTACAGAGAGTGACGAAATGATCCGATTGTCCTGTCGCTGGAAGCGTACGTCCTCGATATGCACTATCGGGAGTATCGGGTCGAACCAGTCGAGGTCGCATCGGGGTGACACATACACCTTCCTTGTTCCGTCGAGTTCCATTCGGACATCGCTTGCGTATACTGCCCTTACATGTGTTGTCCACACGGCGAGTTCCATTTGGACACCGTGTCATACTAAAGAGGTAGATTAAAATTGATGTATACAGAAGTATTCTAGATGTATACACTATGGACGTGATTGATGCCGCGTTTACCTGCGTACGACAACTATGCATTCTTTACAACGTAGACGAATCGCATGCGATGAAACACTCGATGGATGTTCTGCATCATACAGCTGAATCCTATGAATTTCATGTCGCTCGACACCCTTATCTGGTTCAACAGCAACGCGTCCTCTTTGCAGCCGCCATCGTGCACGACATGTGCGATACAAAATACGTAGATCAATTGATCGGACTTCGAGCCATCCATGACCATCTTCATCCCTTCTTATCCCCTGAAGAATTTAACGCATTAGCTCTTATCCTTACTACGATGTCCTACACCACCGTCAAAGAAAAAGGATTTCCAAACATGAATGAGTGGCAACTGGGGTATCATATGGTGAGAGAAGCCGATTTACTCGCTGCCTATGACATCGACCGATTCATCCTATACGGGATCTACCGTAAAAACTTATCCTACAGTGATGCCCTCGTGAACGCAGGTACTATTTTCCGGAATCGTGTCCTTCGGTACATCGAAGATGGATTGTTTCTTACGGAATACGGTCTCTCTACTGCACATGATCTTCATGGGAGAGCGATTCTGAACGTACTCCCTCGTACCCTCGCGAATATTTAATCTTTCCGTATACTATGCAAAAGGGTACATGTTCACCTCTTGCCGAGGAAACATCTTTTTCTTGTTATTCCGAGAAAGAAATCAAACTCTTGAAAACCGAATACAACAAAACCCACCGTCGAAAAATTACAGCAGCTTCCGCTCGCGCCATCTGGACTAGTCTTTCGAAGATTTTACCCTGCAAAAATGAAGCATGTTTTGCATCCACCTTGAAAGTTCGTACTCAAGCGTTCGCCCCAAAAGCACCCGAAAGCTGGAAAAAGAATCCGAATGAATGGCTCAATACTCTTGATTTTTTAAACTTGTTCAAATACTACGAAAAGGCATTCCCCGATTTTAAGTTTTATGGACCGTCCGCGTCCGATTATGATTTTAAAATGTCGAATGGGAAATGTGAGTTTGATAACATGTGTACACTGGATGTACGGAAACTTCCTCCTCATATTAAAAAATTAGGTGTCATTTTTAACCTCGATACGCATGAAAAGGGAGGATCCCACTGGGTGGCCATGTACGTTTCCATTTCCAAAAAAGCAGTATACTATTTTGATTCGGCAGGAGCGGAATGTCCTCCCAACATTTATAAATTCTACGAACAAATCCATGCACAAGATCCTGAATACAAATTCTTTCAAAATCACCCTGTTACCCATCAGAGAGGCGGAACCGAATGTGGAGTCTACGCCATCTTTTTCGTCTTGATCATGATGTACAGCGAAAACTACTCCTACTTTACGACCAAACGATGGAAAGACAGTACCATGATGCGGCTTCGAAAGAAACTCTTCAGTGTACTATAGTTTGATTCCCAAATCATATTCAGGTAATTTAGGTTCGGGTATACGTATACGTCCAATCGGTCGAGAGATCATCGTCATTCCCTGTCCTACCCATACACATCCGACCGCCCATCTATAATGGTCTTGGCTAATGAGGATGGCGCATCCCGTCAACATGTGTCCTGCATACCATAATAGATCCGCAAGGAGTCCATAATCCATACTATGGATGATATCAATCTTTTACGTCTATTTTATCAAATAATATGTTAATAAAAATTGTACGACTGATGTATAACACCATATCGTAGGGATTTCGTGTATATTATTTGTTAGTAAAATTCCTAAATATGGACCTGTTAATAATACCGCTAACAACGGTTTCATTTGAAAAATAATTAATGCTGGTATCACCCACATAAAAAAATGCAATCCTATGCTTGGTGTGAACCAATATTGTCCTGCAGCACGCAATCGTACATTCCAAGCAATATGTCTGTTTCCTGAAAATGAGCATGTTATTTTTCCACACATCGGTTCATTTTTATGATCACATAGTTCGTTTTCCTTCACAAAAAATAACCGGCTTAGTAATAATAAGCCCGCAAAAAACGACATATACAAAAATATAAAGTTTGGATGATTCGTGAATGCAAATAACCATATATTAAAAAAGAGTGGTTGAAAACAAATATGAACATAACCAAGGTCCGTCAAAAATTTATTATAATCGTTATCACACTGGTCGATTACCTTATATTGAAAATATTGTAGTATTTCCATAAGAGCAAAATATCCTATCCCAATAGAAGCATATTTATTTTTAGGATAGAAGTATACACTGGATACAATCCCAAATATGCCAAACGCTAATGATAAATTTTCAGAAAAACACATGATATACTATATTTTGTTCGGATTTTAAATAAAATTGAAACGCTTATTCCTGATTTATGTACCGTACAACATGTTGAGAAGGGCTTTCTCGAACACCACGCAATACCTACCGATGGCTTTCAGCGCTTCCGAATACGACCACTACCGCAAGCATGCTCACAAGGCCAAGTACCCTACCCCCGAGCAAGAGGACACTCTGTACGCGTCGATCACGTCCAAGACCTGTACCAAGTGCAAAGTGGAGAAACCGCTCAACCAGTACAACGGCAACACCAGCGGTGCAGACCCCTTCGATCGACACGGACTTCGACTTCGTCGACCTGAATGCGGCGAGTGTACCAAGACCGCCCGAAAGGGAAATTCTATCGCAAAAAAAGTAGCCAAGGATACCGGCATCCCCTTCGCCGCCCCTGAAGGGACATGCTGCGGCATCTGTCAAAAACCCCAAGCGGAAGACAATAAACTTGTATTCGATCACTGCCATGCGACCGAGCGCTTCCGCGGCTACCTCTGCAACTCGTGCAATCGCAGCGTGGGCGTACTTGGCGATGACGTGGCCGGCATTCTTCGCGTGCTCAACTACCTGAATGGCTTCGAAAAACTCCCCATCGTTCACGAGGATGGCGTATTCAAGGTTTCCCCATGAACCCTATATTTTGCCAACTTGTAATACTTTTCCAAAGATTCTATGCCGATGAATCGCCTTTTTTGTCGTACACAACCAACTCCGGTTGTTCCCGACCCCATCGTATTGTCCAAGACCATCCCGCCTTCATTCGAATACGTCTTGATCAAATATTCCATCAAAAGGATGGGTTTCTGCGTCTCATGTACCGTATCATACTCCACATCAAACTCAATCAGTTCATTCGGATAATTCGTAAACTTTTGTGAGTACTCGGAATCTCCCGTCAACTTATTGTTCGGTCCTAAATGATGTACTTGATTCAACATCTTGCCGATCCGCTTCCCCGAATTCTTCTTTTTGATATCGACAGATACCAACCCTTGAGGATTGTACGTCATGTTTCCTTTTTCTCTCGAGGCTGCGGCCGCTCCACCTTTCGAGAATACGCAAATGTCTTCGGTACATTTCATCGGACGATAATTCGCCAGAAGAAATTGAGTGGTCTTATTCTTTTTCCAAATGAGATTGTACTTGAACCATTCGTAGTTGGAAGAAATGAGCATACTCGTGAACGGCTGCTGACCGAACAGTACAACGACTCCCGTCGGCTTCTTGACAATCCGTTTGTAGTGTGCCCAGAGGGCATCGAGAGGAATGACTGTATCCCATTTGCACTTAGTCGTACCGTACGGCAAATCACAAAGGACAAGATCGACACTATCGTCGGGGATACGTTTCATGTGTTCTAAACAATCTCCATAGTAAAGCTGGATGGCATCTGTCAAGTAGTCTTCGGTCGTTTCGGCGTCAACGGCTCTCTCCATCGCCTCCTTCTCCATCTGCTTCTGTTCCTTCGGAGAGAGTTCTGCCATCTTATATTGTAGAGGGAAGAGGATACTTTCCTTTCAATTTAAAAAATTGAAATCCTTATTTAAAAAGATCGCGCTTACAACATGGCGTTTGCATTCAAGATCACGAGTGAGCATCGCTGTCTTGAAGAAGTGGAGCATCTGGTTCGATCCTACAATCCGGGGAGGTCTTCCATCCGAGTCAAGACAGGACGATACTTCGTATACTACGTGTATGTGCATGAACCTACAAAATACGGTGTTGAACTGGCCGATTGGCTTCGTCGGGGTGCGGAGTATGATCGTCAGCGCAAAATCAATCCTAATTTTCCTGATTCTCTTCGGGGACCGGTATGGGCGACAGAGCTTAAAGACGGAACCATTCTACATCGATATTGGTTAAAGGCAGTTCGTTATTAGAGAACGATTTCTGCACCAGAAAATTCAAGCCATTCATATAAAGTACGGCGGATGGGACCAAACTCTTTTTTCATGATGTAAATAAATTCGGGTACGCTATGCAATTCTCGATGCGCGCCGACTCCTGTATAAAAGATTTGCATACTTTTTCGGAAGATTATTTTTTCGTGTTTTATTACGTTTTAATTTACGTTTACGTGATCCGCCAAATCTGGTTCCAAAATAGGATCCAAATTTACGACCTAATATGATTTTTTTTGTAGATCTTGGGTTGGCTTCTTCTGCTTCAGCAGCTTTTCGGGATTTTTCTTTTGCTTGTCGAACCGCGGCCCTTACAGATTCTTTTTTGGCCTGTGCTCTTATCAAGTCGCCGATGTTTTGGGTGGGATTGGCCGTTTCGACGTTGAAAACTTGTTTGGGGGTTGCGGAGACGCTGGGTGCTTTTGGGACATTTTCTTGTTGAACCACGGTCATTTCAGATTCTTTTTTGGCCTGTGCTTTCTGTGCTCTTATCAAGTTGCCGATGTTTTGGGTGGGATTGGCCGTTTCGACGTTGAAAACTTGTTTGGGGGTTGCGGGGACGCTGGATGCTTTTGGGGCTCGTACTACAGGTCTTTGGAATTGTCCTTTTTGTGGTGTTGCTTTTTTTGCGACATCTATTTCGGCATTATGGGAAGCTTCTTGATCAAATTCCTTAATGCGTTGAAGCTCGTGCGGATGTCTTTCTGATCTAGGAGAAATTCCTCTATGAGATTTAGGAATAAGTTTATTATGAGATCTAGTGTGTCCCTTAGAAGAGAGACTATGGGAACTAGAAGATTTATGAGTTCCTTCATGATGTTGTTTTAGTTGTTTCAAAAATATGGCGTCATTTTCAGCGTTCTTTACCATTTCTTTACCTCTATAGTATAAAATATCAGATTTTTCCTCGGAGTCTTTCTCTAAGAGGTGTTTAACTTTATCCCATGTATCTACAATATACTCATAATTATTTTCATCATTAATATAACTTGTTAGTTGTTGATTAAGTGTATCAATACTTGATTTATTTGAATGTGAAGAATGTAGCGAAATATCCATCTTAATTGCAACAGGGGAATCATGTACATCCTTGATTTCCTTCATTTCACCGCATTTATCAGCATTCGCTAATACAAATAATTTTTTTATAGGATTGAATCCCATAAATGATGTATATGCATAAGGGGCATTCTTATTTATAAAAAAGAAGCCTCCTGTGTAAAATTCTTCAGATTGAACTTCAATATTGAACCCAGCCCCGTTAACTACTGTACCTTCGAAATCAGAGTTTTCAGTTATCCCACAAAGAACAACATTATGAGGATCAATATCGTGGTCAATTAAATCCTTATCCATTAGGTATTTTTGCATACGCAATTTTTTTATATTTAGGTTATCTTCATATTGATCTTTGTAATGTCCAATTTTTCTGAAATCCAATCCTATAAATAAATATTGTTCCTCTCCAATTAAACATTTTACCCTGCATGTAAGAACGTGTTCACCAAACGAATAAGATATATCAGAAATGTCCATTTTTGATACAAAAAGAATATTACCTTCCCCTAGGACGATCCATCCATTTTTTTCTAATCTTGCTATATATTTTTGATTTGAATCAATCAAACATATAACACAATTTGGTAAATCATAAATGGATTGTGGAATAACCTTTAATACTGTACATACAGTTATTGCGGTGTCCAAACTTGTGTCGTCCATACATTATGTATGTAAAATAACAAGATGATGGCCGAAGGAGGATAGTAGATGTAAACAAGCGTGCCATTTTTCACCCTCTTGACCATAACATAAAGTACTTGTATACCATCCGTAGAAGTATAAAACACATACAGTTAACCAACATGCCAAAATCATCGGTAATTCAGCATTATTTTCCATTAAATAGAGTGCATGAAGTACAATTCCTAAAATCATCAATTTATCTAAATATCCTAGACATCCATAGGAATGAAAAAAGATCGAAGTAAGT